AATATGCTTGGAGAGCAGGTGATAAAGGAAATCCAGAGGAAGATATTAAGAAAGCTAAGTGGTATCTAAAACGAACATTTAATGTTCTTCCAGTCAGGACAGTAGAGTTTCGTAGTGGAAATGTAACAGATGAAGTTCAAAAGATGATGGTTAAAGTTAAAGGAGAAATGGAGAGACATAGATACATCGCTCTTCAACATATTCTTCTTTTGGACACTCTTCTTGCAACAAATATTAATCTTTTTTCATTGATTGATACAAGACTACAAATAGAAGCCAGTCTTTCTAGTCTGCTTAAGGATATTTATGAACGAGAAACTATATAGATTTCTTACAAGATTTGTTGAAGGTCTTAGACAGGGAGAGGAACAACTCTCCCTTATTGAACTTTGGAATAAAAGACTCTTGTGCGTGGTAGCCATTAGAAAAGACAAACACCTAAGAATAGAGGTAAGTCTCGAACATGAACTCAAAAAAGTCCTGACTATTCATGTCCCAGAGAATTATGATTATTCAGAAGAAAAAGATGAAGAGAACATTGAATACTTTGCTTCTAGAATAAAGGGTTGGTTATACACCCTGAAGTATGAAGTGAAGAGATTATCTTCTATGGTTGTTGAGTTCTCTAATACAATGTTTACAGAATCTTCTTCTAAGACAGTAAATCAAATTAAAAAAAGAGAAGCTGAACGTTTACAGTATTTCTTCTCTTTTCCACGAAACACAATAACTCCTTATCTCTATCAAGAAAACCGTGTAATTCTTTCTATAAACTCTGTTCTTGATGATAAAGAAAGAATTGTTTCTTTTGAATTGACTTCTGTTGACTTAGACAACAAACATATTCCGATTTCTTATTATAAATTCACTAATCTATGGGATAAAGATGTTATTCCTATTGTCAGAGAATTTATTAAATATTTAGATTTACCAATTCTTAAAGAGGTGCTTGAATATTATGGACGTGCTTAAACTTAAAGAACTGATGCAGAAAGATTCTTTCATTGACGAAATGAAATTGGATTCAGAATCTTTATCTTGTCTTTCTCTTTATAATAAATATCAAATGCTTTATTTTGACGTTGCAAGAGAAGTCATTCAGATTAAGAGTCAGCTTAACGTCGTCAGAAGAGAGGTCTCTGATTACTGGCTTGGTAAAGCTCCTGATGAAGTCTATAAAGAAAGACCAAAACATCAGAAAGTTCTTAAGACTGATGTAGAGACTTACATCAAGGCAGACGAAGACTATTACACACTGGATAATGAACTTAAAGAGAAAGAACTTATTCTGAAGATATTGGAAGACTTTCTTAAACAACTCTCTCAAAGAGGATTTAACATTAAGAATGCGATTGATTATCGTAAATTTGTTAGTGGAGGAAATTAATAATGTTCACGTTTGAACTTAAACGATATAAAGGAAGATATGAAGTTGAATCTAGAATTCTTTTCATTGATGAAGACAATCTCTATGATGCTTGTTATCTTCTTGTCAAACAGAATACTTCAAATAACAAAAGAGAAGTAGTCTTTAATCTTCTAGAGAAAGAAGGATATTGCTACTACATTTCTTATGATGGGGAAGATTACAGAATTATCTTTAAAGTGTTAGGAGAGGTTCCTGAGAAGTTTGATGAAGATGTTTTTATCAATAGACAAATGAATGACCTTGAATTTGCTGCTTATGCACACGAAGGTTAAGTCAAATAAAAAGCCCTCAGTTAAGAGGGCTTTATTCTTTTCTTTTTAATTAGAATCCAGCACCATCAACGCCAAGTTTCTCTTTGTATTCAGCAAAGTATTGTTTACGTTCTTTCAGACCGTTTACACCACCATTGACCAGTTTACTTGCCCCGACAATATCACCTTCCTTAGCACAATCCAGAACTGTTCTACCGTCTTTGAATCTGTTACCAAAGTGAATGAACCAGTCGAAGATTTGCACAGCTACATCAGGCTGTTCTGCAAGTTCCGGGAAGGTCAACAAATCAATGTTAAGGAACTTACCGACTTTGTCATAGTTGTTTCTGCCAGTGATTTGAATATAGCCTCTTCCACGGAATCTAGCACCATCACCAGGCTTAACATTACCCAAGTCTTTTCTGCCGTCATACCGACTAAAGTAGCTAGCATTACCGTATTCTTTCATAGTCTTGAATCGGTCAGTCTCTAGCTTGGCTTGTGCCATCAAGACTGCAATAGCAATCGGCGGATATTGTTTATCTTGCAAGAATTGCAGAAGATATTGTTCTCTTTCTAAACGTTCATCCATAGTTTTTATCTCTCTCTTGTTAAGGTTATTCTTGTTTCAAACACTTGTTCAACTGCAATAATTCTGTACTTAATTGTTATGAACAAATTACCTGAATTTTCTTGAACTTCAAATGTAATGTCTTGGACTTCTATCCTTCTTTCATATTTACTTAGGACATCTCTCATTCTTGCTTCCAAGGAAGCTAAATAGGTCGGTGATAACTGTTCAAATAGACTTTCTGTTATGCCACCATAAACATCTCCATTAAAAGGAAAGTCCCATTTAGCAGAAAGCATTAAATGTCTGATACTTCTCTTGACAGCATTAATTCCGTTTACAGTTTTGTAATTTCCTGTAAGAGGATGAACAGACATAGATAAATCCAAGTCCTTATAAACATTATTAATGTCGTAATTATTAGTCCTTACTTCTGTCATGAAAAATTCTAAGTAGTTGAATGTTATAAGGATTTTTGAAAAATATGTTGCCGCAAATATTATGGTTTGGCGCTAGACAACTAATGGCTGCTGGCGCTAGAAGTGCTATGAACCATTCTCTGACTGCTGCGAGAGCAGCACAAAGGACTGGTAGAGCTTTATATGATGAATATGAAGACGTGAGAGACAATGGCTGGGATTCTAGACAAGGTCAACAATTAAGAAGAGCAGGAGAAATAGCAAGAGATGTTCATAGAAATAATATGGACGCTCTCAGAAGAGGCGGTGCAAATCTTGCAAGAGCAGGAAATCAAGGATTGACTGCTGCTGCATTAATTGGTGGTAGAGCGGTTAATGTTTCAAGAAGTCTTGCAAGAACAACACAACAAAGAGTTTCATCTGCATCAAGAGCAGCAAGTTCTGCTTTTAATAGAACATCTGCAAATGCGAGAAGACTAGGACAAGGAGTTTCAAGGGCTGCTAATTCACGTCTTGGTAAATTAGGCATTAGCTCAGTCTTAAATCCATTTGCTGCTATTGGCGATTTAGTCATGGGTGATAAAGTCAAATGGGGAGATAAGAAAGACGAGAAAGACCTTGCAGAGAAAGAGGCAGACAAGATTATTCGTAAACAAGGATTAGACCCTAAGATAAAGGATAAACTTGTTGCATCTTTAATGTTTGATAAGGAAAACGGGACTAATTACACTCAGGGAGCATTAGGTCTTTCCTCCAAGGGATTTGGTAATGGTTTTATAAGAAAACTATTACGAAGAAAAGACTATATGAACACTCACGGAGAGTATGGGTTCAGTGATGACAAACAAGGCTTCCAACAAATAAGAAGTAATGCTCACTCTGGGGAAGCAAGACTGGGTAATCTTCTACCAACATCAAACATGGGAGAACAATCTTCTTCTCTCAGTAAATCATCTATTTCCAGTAAGAATGCAATAGACGTAAACGTCATATCTGCGAGACCCATTGTCTCTGCCCTTTCCTCTTATGGACAGAGAGGGAGTATTGGTGTGGACTTGTCTAAAACACCAATGCTTAGCGATAAGAAAGGTGATAAGAAGTCAGAGCAAATTGGTAGAGGTTTAGTTGGTGCTGTCAATAAAGTAGAGAAAGCGGCAAAAGAATCACCTGCTGTTGTTGAACAAATATCTACCTTTAAAGATGAATTTACCAGTAAGTTTACTGACTTTAATCCTAACATTTGGACACAGAAGCTCACGGCAATAGATGAAAACACTTCTAAGGAAGTGATGCAAAGAAATAATCTTCTCTTACAGAATATTATTCGTGAGACAAATAACCTACAGGCAATGACCAATTCACTTATTAAGACCAGTAATAAGTATTTGTCATTTATTGCCTATAAGTTAGGAATGCAATCATCTGGTGCTGAGGGTAAAAAGTCCAGACTGATGCGTGCTGCTGTTGGTGCGACTGCTGTCTCTGCTGCTGGTGCTTCATATGACCTAATGGGAGAAGGATTAGACTGGCTTAAGAAGGAGACTAAGCCTGCTCTGGATTGGCTTAATAAGACAATGGAGCCAGTCACTAAATGGTTTGTCAAACAAGGTGAAGAACTTAAGAACAGTGAATTTGTCAAAGACCTTAATAAGGGTGTTGATAAAGTCAAAGAACAAGTTTCTTCTTTCTTTGATGATACATTCATGGCAGATTTGAAGACTAACTTTGATGCAATACTACAACTCTTTAAAGATGTGGGTTCTGCTCTTTGGTCTACTGTTAAGGCTATTGCTAAAACCTTATATGCAATAACAACTCCATTAAGAGCAGTCATTAAATTAGTCGTTAAGTTCTTCTGGAAATATCTACTTGCTCCTTTGGCTTGGGTAGGTTCCAAACTTGCAAACATTGTAGAGAAAGTCTTAAATCCATTTGGTGAGGCTATGATGGGATTAGCTTCTCTATTTGAGACTTTTGGAGATTGGTTTAGGTCTTCCTTCCTAGGAAAGATGTTAGGTCTTAATAAAGGAGGAAAGTTACAATCTCGTGAAGAAGTAATGGCTGCTAATAACAAAGCTGCTGGTAGAAGTAATGAAAAACTCTCTTCTTCTCTTGGAGAAAGTAAAGAGCTTAAAGTCTTGAAATCTATTGAAGAAGGAATTCAGACAGGAAATAAACAAGAGGCAGTCTGGCAAAAGAAACAGAATAGAATTATTGAGGAAGAAAGACAGAAGAGACTTAAAAAAGACCAAGAAGAACAAACAAAAGGTAATGTTGAATTAAATCAAAGAGTTAAAGAAAGCTCAACCTTAGAAGCCATTAAGGATAATACTCAAGTTCCTGCTGATAAGATTCGTAGAGAAGAAGCGGAAAAGAACAAGAGTGAAGCGGATTTAATAGATTCTCTCTCTACTGTTTATCACGATAAGAAGGCTTTGGAATGGAGAACTGGTGTTCAATTAACAGATGAACACGAAAACTTAATGTCTGAGGAAGAATCATACAGAGAAGTAGAAAGAAGAGTCTCTGACATGACTTCTTCTCTTAAAACGTCCATTAAAGAAAGACAAGAATTAGCCAAGACAAATCCTAATCTGGTTGATGCCTATAACATGGGTAAAGGCAGAAACCTTATCAATTATGGTTGGGATAATAAACAAGTAAATACTCTTCTCTCTGGGACAATAGACAAGATGTCAGAGGAAGATAGAAAGAAACTTGTTGAAGAGTATATGTCTTCTGGTGATGTCACAGATGAAGATAAAGCTCTCTATAAACGAGTTGGAAGCAAAGGGTATGAAGCTGGAGGATTTGGCAGAAATGATGAACTCTTCCAAAGAGCATTGATTGCCAAAAACTTAGGGCTTAACTCAATGGAGCTTTATTCTCTTGAACATAGGTCAGGCGAAAAAGCTGCACAGTTCTATAACTTTAGTGATGAACAGATAGACCAGATGGGTAATCTATTCCTTACTGGAAATAAATCTACTCAGAAAAGAATGCAAGCTCTCTTGGGGTCAGGTCTTGAGAAGTCTCTTAGAGTTGTTGATAAAGGGAATAAGAAGATTGCTCAACACAATAAAGACTTAGAAGCTATTGAGAAGCAAAAAGAAGAAGAGATTAACAATGCTTCTTCTCTGGTTAATGCTTACTACGCTAGAAAGATGTATGACCAAACTGCCACTCCTTCACAAGAAGAACAAGCTGCTTTGGATTATCTACAACAAGTGGGTAAGGAGTATGCTCCACCGCCACAAGTTGCTGAACAGATTAAAGAAGAAGTAAGCAAGAAGGGATATGATGACGTTGATGTTGAGGCAATCAAATATGCTGAGACTAATAGAAGAATACAAGAGATTCAATCCTTACCACAGCATCAACAAGAATTGGCTAGAGATGAATATACTTCATTAATTAAACAACAAGAGAAGAATAAACAGAATGTAATTTATTCGGCAATAGACTTTGGACATGATGCAAAACGAACATTTACCGCTTTTGGTAAAGAAGAGAATAGAACACCCGAAGAGATTACAAAAGATACATTAAAAAGTCTTGACCCTGCTCTTGTGGCTGAGTATGACAAGTACAAATCCACTCTGGAAAACAACACAAAAGACTTTGCTAATGCTATTGTTGAATCCGCTAAACAGATTTCTTCTTCTCTGCAAGAGGGTGTTAGTGCTGTTCAAGAGTCTAATGATGATAACTTCTTTACTAAGGCAAAAGACAAAGCTGCTTCTTTGGTTAAAGTCTCAAAAGAATTTGCTGTTGAAAAGACCTCAAAGGCCATTGAGTCTTCTGTTCAAGCAGTCAATAAAGGTAAAGAACTTGTAGAAGATTATACACCCGTCGTTAAAGACAAGTTATTGAAATCAAAGGATTATGTTGTCAATAAATCTTCTGAGGTTTATGGTGAAGCGTCATCCATTATGGGAAGATTGTCTGACTCTGTAAGAGACAAATATGAACACTACATGAATGCCAAAGAAGACAAAGCTGCAAGAGATAATACATCTGGTGTACAAATGGCTATCCTTAATGCTGGTGGTTCATCTAATGGAGCAGGCAATACAATCATTAACAATACCAAGATTCCTTCAACCAGTAAGGCACACGACGTTGATGAAGGAATTTACTTCTTGAACTCTACTATTGGAATGGTAGCTTCAAGGGCAATAGCTGCTTCTTTATAATATAAACATTAACAATAAGAAAGGCTCCTGTATGGAGCCTTTACTTTTACAGAAGTTTTATAACATCATTGCTAATTTCTTTTGGAATTCTTCTCAGGTCAATCAACAAAGTATTTCTTCTTACATTATTCCAATAGGGAGATTCTTTCATAGAGAGAAGAAACTCTTTGAGACCCATACTCTCCCATTCCTCTATCTTCTTCTTGGTTATAGAAGGACATCTCTTTCCTTCCACAAGATAAGTATCATCATCCCCAAAGATATTGGGAATGCCATCAGCAGAATCTCCTCTTGCAATGTGTTCAATGATAGACATCTTGGGTTTAACAAACTCTTCTTTCAATGGGTCATATTGTTTATTCTTGTAGAAATGAATAAGCTGTGTCAAATCTTTATCCTGACTAACGACAGTAAATTTCTCTTCTTGTTTAAAGAAATGTTCAGCAAAGATGGCAATCAAATCATCACCCTCTGCCTGTTCATGATAGAAGAATCTACAAGGAATTTCTTCTATTAATTCTTTCTCCACCTCTTCTACTTGAATGAAGAAATTCTTCCAATCAAATTTATCCTCAACCTTTTTGTTCTTTCTTCTTTGTTTGTAATAAGGAAAAACATCATTACGCCAGTTAAACTTTCCATCCTTACAAAGAAGTAATTCATGAAAGTGAAGTGGAAATTGTCTGATAAGAATCAGAAGATTATCTTTTAGGTAGCGGTAGAAGACATTAATATCAATCTCTTCTTGTTCATCAGAAATAGCTAAGTCTCTCTTCAGTTGAAAAAGACTTCTGTATATGAAGCCTGAATAATCAATCAACAGGTTTCTCTTATTCATAATAACTCCTTGAATTAGTTAATGATTTTTAATCTTCATCATTCCAGACATCATTGTCTGCCTTCTTGTCCAAATAAAGCTCTTCATCAACATCAGAGAGTTCAATGGTGACTTCTTCGTGTGAATAAGGATGTTCTTCTTTCTGATAAATTTCTCTACGCAGTTTGGCATGATACTCACCCCAACCCAAAGAATCATACAAATCAATTAACTCGGCCTTTTCCTTACCTTTATATTTGCGTAGAGTTCTTCCTATACTCTGAACAACTGTGATTGTTGCCTTCAAAGGCTCTGCCATAAGAATAGTTCTCAGGTTTGGTGCATTAATTCCCGTAGCAATAGTCTTATAAGAGGCAACTAAGATAACATCGTTTCTCTCCTGAAAACTTTCCTTAATACGCATTCTCTCGTCAACCGAAGTCTCACCAGAGATGTACTCTACTCTTCTGTCTGGAAAGACATCTTTCAAGTCAGAGAAAAGTTTCTTACCAAAGACAATTCTATTAAAGAGAAGAACAATATTCCTTTTATCATTCTTCCTTAAATACTCTACAATAAAGTTAGTCCTATTGTAGTCATGCGTCAAATAAGAGATGTATTCATTATAGGAGTTAAAACCAATACTTCTTTCTCTCTTAATGTAAATTTGTTTAATGGAAAAGTCAGTGGCTAAATTCTTGTTAATAAGCTCTCTTGCTTTAATCAAGGTAACTACTTGACCAAACCTTTCTGTCGTTCGCATTAAATGCTCCTTAGTGCCGTTTAGAGAGCCTGTCATTCCAATCCTGTAGGGAGCATTCCAAGTCTTACGAATAATGTCTGTAATCGAGTTTCCGACAGCTTTATGAGCTTCGTCCACCAGTAACATATCAAAGCGTTTAAAGTAGAAGTCATCTTCGTTCATGGAAGAATACGTTGAAATGAAGATACTCCCATTAGGGTCTCTCTTGTCATCACCACTCTTACTGTAAATACACTTTACCTTCTCTTCCCAATAATCAGGATTCTTTGAATAAGACTTAATGTCTTCTTTCAACTGTCTAATCAAAGCTGTTGTGTCAGTAAGGATTAAGACTTTCTTTCCTTGTAAAGCCATTATTCCTGCAAGGACATAAATTACAAAAGACTTTCCACCAGAAGTAGAAATCTCAACAAAACCTTTCTTTCTACGAAGAAGAGTAGTGATTGCTTTTACCTGATGTTCATGTGGAATGAAATTCTTCTTAAAGTCTTTATTTAAGAATCCTTCATAAAGAGAAGAAACAACTTCCTTACTATTAACGTCTTTTAATGAATCATCTACTTTGTAGGGTATTTCATTCTCTTTAAGAAGAGAACAGACATCAAACAAAAACATAGAAGGAATGGTTTTATCTGTTCTTTTGAATAGATGCGTAACAGTGACTGTCCCTAGTCTCTTCTTGTCTTGATATTTAGTTGATTCATTAACGTAAGAGAAATGCTTGTATAAAAGTTCCACAGTTTCTTTTGTTAAACCGTGTAACTTAATTCTATGATTCTCTGCCTTTGTAATGCTTACGACATTAGAGGATGAGAAAAGTGTTGGTTGTTTCATTTGAAGAAAGACTCCTAGTTAAGCAAAGAGATTTCAATGGATTGTATAGGGAAGGAAAAGAAGAGTCAAGGATAGAAAGCCCTTTTATAAAACACCAACCTTAACCATTCCTTACTCAGTGAAAGTTTTGAAAGAATGGCTCAACCATGCGGGTTACAGACGATGCTACATTTGCAGATGATACTTTGTAACGCTTTAAAATGTCTTTTGTAAGACTTCCTTACAAAACTTTTAACTTCCTCTACAAAGGATTTCATAATGGCTAAAACCAAAACTAAAAGACCACAAGACAGTTTCTACCAGTCAGCAAAAGAAGTAGTTGCACAGACAGAAAACCAGAAGGATTATCTTTCTTCTCTCTTCCAACAGAAGGATGTTGTCGTTCATGGTTGTGCAGGAACTGGCAAAGGATATTTAACGCTTTACTACGCTCTCAAATGTCTGCAAGAGAGAGTAATCAACAGAATACTTATCATCAGGTCAGCAGTCCCTACAAGAGACTTAGGATTCCTTCCAGGAACAGAGGAAGAGAAGTTATCTGCTTATGAAGCTCCTTACAGAGAGTTAATCAATGAACTGGTGGGAAGAGGTGATGCGTATGAAGTCCTTAAGAAGAAAGAAGAGTTGGTCTTTCTTTCTTCTTCTTATTTGAGAGGATTAACTTTTGATAACACTTTCATCCTTGTGGATGAAGTCCAGAACATGACTTTCCATGAAATAGACACTATCTATACAAGAGTAGGAGAGAATTGTCAAGTCGCATTTACAGGAGACTTTGTTCAACTTGACGAAGGAGTGGGTAAACAAGGTAGTGGCATTCAGAGACTTATCACTGTTGCAAGAAACCTTCCTTCTTTTGATGTTCATGAATTTACGATTGATGACATTATCAGAAGTCAGAAAGTAAAAGACTGGATTGTGGAGACGCAAGTAAGGGCTTTCTAAAGAAGTCTAAATCCCTTTCTGAGGCGTTAAAAAGACTTGCCCCTAGTTACCCTATTAGTTAAGTTGTTTAACGTCTCTAACAAATGAATATAGTCCTTTCAGAAGACAAATATCACACATTCAAATGGCATCTATTCATCAAGGAAAGTACACACCTATACATCCAGAGAAATACTTAGGAGACGTAGATAACATTGTCTATCGTTCTGGATGGGAAAGAAGACTAATGGTCAAGTTAGATATATCTCCACAAGTCATTCAATGGGGAAGCGAAGAATTAGTCATTCCTTATTTCGACTCTATGCAAAGAAAGACAAGAAGATACTTTGTTGACTTTGTTGTCTTGTTTAAAACCAGTGATGGAACAAAGAAGAAACTGGCTATTGAAGTAAAACCGTATTCACAAACAATTCCACCTAAACTCAATTCTTCTACAAAGAAGAAAGCTAATGCTCAAAGAAGATATTTAAGAGAAAGTACAACCTATCAAAACAATATGGATAAGTGGAGAGCAGCAGAAGACTGGTGTAACAAGAATGGGTTTTACTTCTTGGTTCTTCATGAAAAGAACGTTGGTGGATTGTTCTGACTGTACAAAAAGAAATAGAGAGAGCCCAACCATAACCATTCCTTACTCAGTGAAAGTTTTGAAAGAATGGCTCAACCATGCGGCTTACAGACGATGCTAAATTTGCAGATGATATTTTGTAACAGTTTTGCTTGAAGATTATTCTCTTAAAACATCTTCAAGAAGATTCTCTTTAAATTCTCTGTAATACTCTCTAAGACAAGAAAAAGGCTTAATCCTTATAAGGATATTGGTTAGGCTCTTACATCGTCTCTAAACACGTCATATAAGCTCTCAGACATAAGAGATACTCTATGTTTTAAGAAGATGAAATAGTTAAGTAATAGGGTAGTAGTGGGGTGGGTATGTATAGGGTAGATTTATTGGAGTATCTCGTAAATATTTAGGAAGAATGTGATTAATGCTTTACCAACTATAAAGCTCTTAGTCTTCCTCTTCAATCAGCTTTTGACTCTTCATTAAAAACATTACAGACTTTTTACTATCTCTGTAACCCGCATGGTTAAGCCATTCTTACGAATTTACTACTGAGTAAGGAGTGGATATGGTGGTCCTTTCTCTACACCTACTCAGTCTCTAAAATCCTCTACAAGCTAGCTAAACAATCAGAACGGAACAAATGACTTCACCTATCAAACCCTCCATTAATCTGTCAGCACTGGGAATAGATGTTGACATTGACCCAATCGCCACTTCTTCTTTGAAGAGAACTTCACCTACTGTTTATTCAGTAAAGTCTCCTAATGATGGTTCGACATCAATAGAATTACCTGATGATAAAGAATCAGATTCTTATTTAAGAACTTCCTTTGGATTCTCTACATTAAATTCTTCTGTTCCAAAAGGAGAATATGATTTAATAAAGACGTATAGGGATATGGCAATCTCTTCTGATGTTGATGAAGCAATACAAGAAATCATCAATGAAGTATTTGCTGCTGATGGAAGAGAACCAGCATTCAAGCCAATGTTTAAGCCTAAATCAAATGTTCCATCATCTGTACAAAAGAAGATAGAAGAGGCATTTGAATATATTTATTATGTTCTTCTTAACTTTGACACAGAAGGACATTCAATTCTTAGACAGTGGTATATTGATGGAAGATTCTTCTTTCATATTGCTGTGGATGATAAACAGAAAACAATTAAATATCTTCAACCAATAGACCCATTGTTTATCAGAAGATTCAGGAAAGACTTTATCTCTCGTCAGACAGGTCTGGTTGACGTCGCAAGGTCAGATTACTTCTATCTTTATATTCCACCAGAACAACAGAAGAATAATCGCTTAGAGACATTCTGGAATGGTTTTAGAAACGACTTGTCCAATAAGAACTACTGTATTAACTTTTCTTCATATGCAATAGCGTATGCTGACTCAGGTCTTTATGACAGACAGAACAATACGGTTTTGTCACATTTGTATAAGGCAATTATTCCCTTTAACAATATGCGCATGATGGAAGAAGCCATGATGATTTACCGTATTGTTAGAGCGCCTGAACGTAGAGCTTTTTATGTGGATGTCGGTAATATGGGTTCACAGAAAGCAATGCAGTATGTGAATGATATTAAGAATACTTTCAATAACAAGACTGTGTTTGACTCCTCCACAGGTGCATTCATCAACAGAAAGACTGTTCACGCTATGACAGAGGATTACTATCTGCCTAGAAGAGATGGACAAAGAGGAACAGAGATACAAACCCTTGGTGGTGCAGAGAACCTAGGTGTCACAAAAGATATTGAATACCTGAGAGACAAGTTCTATAGAGCTTTGAACGTTCCTGCTGGAAGATTAAATCCTGAACAACAACAGTCCACTCTTCTCCTTGGAAGAGTCTCTGAAATGCAAAGAGATGAATACAGGTTCAAGAGATTTATAGACCATCTCAGAGACCATTTCATGCCTTTGATTGAAAAGATTCTTAAGACTGAGTTAGTCCTTAGAGGTTCATTGACAGAGGCTGAGTGGGATAAACACGTTGTTAAGGATTTCTACTGGGAGTTTACAGAAGATAACTCTTTTACAGAGATTAAGAAGACAGAAAAACAAAGAGCCAAGCTAGAACTCTTGGATGCCTACTCTCCTCACATTGGTAAGTTCTTCTCTGAGCAATACATCATGAAAGAAGTCTTAGGTTTTACTGATAAAGAAATCAAAGATATGAAGTCTCAGATAGAAGATGAAGCTCCTGAAGAAGAGAACAATGATGGAAAAGATGGCGGTAACAAAGAAGGGTTTGAAGATGGTTCTTCATCTTCTGGTGGAGAAGTAACAACACCTATTGGGAATAACCAGTATGTGTATAACCCTAATAGATAGACCTCCCCACCTATATACGTCAGGACTAAATTCACACTACAAATTCACATCATGTTTTCTTCATTTCATAAAGATGTGAACCATCCACCTATATACGTCAGGACTAAATTTAAGGGAGACAAATGTCACACACTAATGCTTTAACAGAGGACGTTCGTTCATACTTTCAGAATACCTTTACTTGGTTTCAAGGTAAGGTTGTTGACCACAACGACCCTCTCAAAAGAGGAAGACTAAAGATAGAATGTTTTGGCTTTTATGATGGAATAGAGAAGGCTAAATTGCCTTGGGCTATTCCTCTTGGCTCAATGAACTCTTTCTCTTCTGATGGGAATGGTAGGTCTCCTACGGGAATTTATGAAGGAGCCATAGTTTTTGGATTCTTCCTTGATGGGACAGATGCCCAACAACCCGTCTATATGTCTTCTTTCTTTGGAGCACCTAATGGTATTTCAGACGTTTTTGGAAATGCCAGAGAAGAGCAAAAGATTCCAAAGAAGAAAGGAATCACTTCCTCCAATGA